AGACTTCTCTTCCCGGGCGGGCAACCGCAGATAGCACAAACACCCTGCTGAGTCTCTAGCATCTTCGAATACTCTTCAAGAGTGATCCCGAATTTACTTTTCAGTTTATTCCGCCGGGACTGAAGTCGGCCCTCTGGAGTTTTCGCCTGCGCCCGAAGAGTGGACTTCCATTTCTTCGCATCGTGACGGCGTTTAATGATCTGCCTTTTATGAAGATTCGCTGCGGCCCATGCGGCTGCACGGGCGATGGGTTTGGCTTTATTAGCCTGATACCATCGTTGGCGAGTCGATTCCATCAGCTCACAGGATTAGCAGGCTTCGGGCGAGTCGGGACATCGAGCCCCGGGAGTTTCAACGTGAGATCAGGCAGCGTCGGGAGCGCAGGCGCGGGGCCGGGCTGGCCGGGAGGCGTCACCGCAACATCCGGCGGAGGAGTCGGCAACGCTGGCGCGCCGGGCGCGGGCGGAGGAGCTCCGGGAGGTCCACCGGGCGCGGGCACCGAGCCGGGTCCACCATTCGCGAGCGCGGTCAGCGACTGCGCGGAATACATAAAGTTTTCGACATTGAGGCCAGCGGATTTCGCAGCGCCCATGATCAGCAAACGAGGATCGAGGTTCCCGGGCGCGGGCTCGAAGAGCTGCGGCATCGCAGGCATGATTTCCAGAATCTTCGAGATCGCGGCAACCTTCTTCGCGTCTGTGCCGGGCAACGTGCCATCATGCGCGATGAATTCGAACTGACCTTGAATGGTATCGCGATTCAGTTTCACAGACTGCGCGAGCTGGAGCTCCGGCGGAAGATTTCCTGCCGAAGGAACGAAGCGGACTTCCTGCTCATGATCCATGAACTGTTGAAAATTACTGACGATACGTTTCGTCTGCGGCACGAGACAGCTCGAAGATAACAGGCGAGCGATTGAGGTCATACGCCCGGCGCTCATCTGCTGAGTCCCGGCGTATTCAGTCGCGCTGCCGGACTCGTCTTGTCCGCCGCCTTGCATCGAGGAGTTTGCAGCCGTGACCGACTCGGAATATTTCACGAAGCTCATTGCCTCTTCGAGGAAGCCTTCAGTCATGTCCTTGATCGGCACCTGCTCGAACACATCGGAGATTTTCTTCCCGGCGGCTTCCGGGCGGAGCGAGATTAGCAGACCCTCTTTCTCAGGGTTCATGAAGTCGGACACGTCAACCATCGAGGGATCGTAAACGAAAATATTTCCGATGGTGCGCGTCAGGGCTTCTTGGTGCCGGTTCTTCAACCAGTCAACGTAGTCCTGGATTCCTTTCAGAATCAGAATCCACGAAGGAGAAAATTGGAAGTGCGCGTTTGGTCGCCCCTCGCCCACAGCATAGGGGAACAGACCGTGCAGATTCGGTGCCTCGTTCATTGCGAGGATCACATCTCCGCCGGAGATCAAAACTTGAAACAGCGCAGGCCCATCATTGATGTCCGTTTTGGAAGGATCATCAGTCAGCTTGTCGTCCGAATAAATTCCGTTGTCGCTGGGGACGAGCCGGACCCAGAGCTCCCAGCATTCCACATCGCCAGTGTCGGCTTTGTCTGCTTGGTTCTGGCCGGTTGGCTGAAGCGCTCGCGTCCGCTCGTAAGCGGTGCGACTCATGCGAATCTCAGCGGGATTAGGCATCACGCCCGGGAGCGAGGGAACGGCGGCATCGACTTGAGCAACGCCCTTCTTCGCCTTTTCAACGAGGTCTTTGACAGCCCACGGCATCACGTATTCCGGATGGTCAGGCGGGAGCTTCGAGCGTCGGCGCAATTCGGTAACGGGAATCACCGTGCGATGACCGGCGAAACGCATCTCGTTTAAACGCCAGATGGGCAGAGTCGGATCGCAAACAAAATCGTAAGGGCTGACGAGATACACCTTACCGTAGCCGCCTACAGCGGACTCGATTCGGCGCGTGCGTTTGTAGGTGCCGGGCTGGCCGGTAGTAGGGTCAACTTCAGCCTCTGGGTCGATGACGGTTTCCTCAGTGAGGGTCGGGCGGAAGATCGGAGCCCATGAATCGTAGAGCACGCCCCGGTTGACGGCGAGCGCATCTTGCACCCACATATACCCGAGCGAATAGAGGTCCTGTTGTTCTGCATTCCAGCGGAGGAGCTGGTTCACAAACTCCGCCGGGATTTCGTCCTGTGCGCGCCGTCCTTCGACTTTATGCGGAGTGCTTTGACCGAAGAGCACCTGCGAAATGTAGGTGGTCATCGTGGTAATTTGCGTTGCAGTCAGCGGGAGAATGAATCGTTTCGGGCTGCTCCGCTCAAGCGCTTCCAAGTCTTTTTTCGCGAGCGGGGAGTAACACATCAGCGTGTCATAAGCTGTGTCAAAGTCGTTGCTCCAGTAAGCAAGCGAGTCCCGGCCCAGCTTCAAGTAATCCTTGGTGAGCTTGACCATACGGGCGCGGAAGTCCGCGTCTTTTTCGAGTCGCCGTGCTAGAATTCGATCCATAAAAATTATTCGTTCATTCGGGCAATCTCGTAATCAACGAGCACGAGCACCAGAACGATCAAACAGAAAACTATCACTGCCCCGGAGGTTTGCCGGGCTTAACCGCGTTGACGATCTTGACAGCGGGTCCGGGAGTGCCGTCCGGATTCTTGACGTGCAAAAGGACCGTGCCATCAGACTGCGTCACGGCAATGTATTCCATATCCGCAGGCCCGGGAGGAGGCTGCGGAGTCGGAACGGAGCCCGGCGCGGGACTGATCGCACTGGAAAGAGGAGAGGTCGCCGGAGCGGGAGACATTGCCATCCCCATCCCGCCGGGAACAGCGGAAGGGAGACTCGGGGGACCACCGGAATTCAAATAATCGAGAGCCATAGGTTTTCAGGGGTTAGGAGAGATCAACCTCCGGGACTTCTTTGTCTGAAGCGGGCGGGCGCTTGTAGCCGAGGGCTTGTTCCTCTTCGTTGGGCTCATCGCCTTCCTCGTTCGCATCATCCTCGGACCCGGTCTCTTCACCGGCAGGCTCTGCGTCATCAATCGAGAGAACATCGAAGCCGAGACTCTTCCCGTATTCGTCTGCGCGCTGCGAAGTGACTTTGATCTTGATCGTGCAGGTCAGCACATCGCCAAGCTTGCAGGGATACTCCTGCTGAAACTCATCCGCGTGCGCGTCAGGGATGCTGAAGCTGGGATAAGAAATTTTCGGTTCCTTCGGGGGAGAAGTCACCAAGTTTTCGCCTCTGTCTTCCGGTTTTGTTCCAAGGTCCATAGATATACCAATTTACGAGGCAATGACCTATCCGTCAATACCACCGCTTGACACGGTTGGGCGTGTTCTTGCGAGCGAGCGCTCCTACCCCTGCTTTCATCTTCTCAACGTCCTGCCGGATGATGCGGAGCAGGTTCCATTTTCCGTAGCGGCTGGCGTCTGCGACATGGTCGAAATCCCCGCCCTTCGGACCCTTCAGAGGCTCATCCCTGCCGAAGCCGGGCTCGCCTACGGTCGGATAGCGATAGCCGCCTTGGCTGGCAACGTAGAGCATTGGGCAGGTCTCGGTATCGAGCCGGTAAATCTGATTCCCGAAGCGGTCTTTCTTTTCGAGCAGCCGGTTGTAAACAGCAATGGACTCGATGAGCCCGGCGGAGATGAAGCCGGGATAAATGTCGTAAGTCTTCAGCACGTTCACGCTGGAGCCCTTGTCGGTCTGAGCATTGCCCGCCGGATCGCAGTAGTCGCGGACCCCGGCGCAAATAGCTCGATCATTCCAGAACGGGAAGACCTTGTTCGTAATCTCCAACACGCGCTGACATTGCCGGTCAACATCTGACTGCCGGGCGAAGTGTTCCGCGAGGTCCCACCAATACTCGTCCGGCCCGTCCTGCCAGTATGCAGAGAACACGGTCGCCTGAGTCGTGCCGAAGTCCCACGAGCGGATGAGATACGCGCCCTGAGGGAACGGGAGATTTTTGAAGGCGTGCTTCTCGGTGAACTTGTGAAGAACCGGCGAGCCGTCGAATGCGTCGGCATATTCACCGAGCAACATCCGCTTATACATCGCAGGGTTGCTCTTGTATTGGTCCTCCATGCTCTCCACGTAGCCCTCTGGGAGGTTATGAATGTTGTCCCGGGTCTTCAGATGCCAGAAACGCACACGGGGGTTTTTCTCCTCCTTTGCGGTCTCTTCGAGCTTCGCAATCCAATGAGTTGTGCCGGGCGGATTCGTGTCGAGAATAATTTGCGTGTCCCTAATGAAGCCGAGGGCATCGCAGGTCTCCGGGTCCGCACCTTTCCAGCGCAGAGTAGCCGCACCAAGGTCCAAGTCTTCGCGGGCCAACTGATCAGCCTCTACAAACACGAGCTGGCTGCACTCGAATCCACGGAACCGGGTTGCGCGATAACGCTCTTCGGGAACCCCGGCGAAGTAAATGTAAGAGCAGAGTCTTCGGCCAATCGTATCGAGCCAAACTTCGAGCTGCTTCTTCGTAGGGTTCTTAACCTTTTCCAGAAATCGGTTAAACGCATCCACAGCCAAACGAGAAGGTAGTCGGAAAATCTTTCCCCCGTCAATGCGTTTAAACAGACTGTAGCCAGTGTCCTGATAAGCGGTCCCCATCTTTGGGAAAACCTGCCCGTCGAAGGTTTCGAGAGTGGTGTCTTCATTTGATCCCTGAGTCTTGCGGAGAATGTAGGTCTTCGCGCCTGCAATGTGAAAGCCGTGCGTGATCGTCTCAACGGCAATCCCAGTTGTCTTCCCGGTTCCACGTCCTCCAATGAGAGCGCGGAGCCTCGCCTTCGACTGATGAAACTCAACGAGCTCCTTCGTCGGGCGATACCACGAAAATTCTGCGGGCTGAATTTGCTCCATAGAAAAGAGAACCCGCTCACCACCCTCGGGAGCACAACCGAGTTCACGCCGGAGCGTAGGGCGAGCGGGTTTTTAAACCGATGCTACTGCTTCTTGGGGTCCGGCTGAGACTTCACGTCCTCGCCGGTATGTTCGATTTCAGCGATGATCGAGCCCACGGCTTTTTGCCGGGACGCGTGCCGAGAAACTACTTTGCCGGTGTCCTTGCGGACCTTCAGGTATTGATCACCTTGCTTCTTGATGATGTAGGGCATAAAGGGCGGGAGTGGTGGGTCGCAAGTTCCACGCATACGGGGTTTCAGCGGGCGAAATGCCCTAAGGCCCGAATCGCTCTGTTGGCTCTGAGCTACACTCCCATAAATTAGGTGGGGCAGGGCCGGGTTCAATACCGGCATTGAAGGATCACTCCTCTGTTCTTGCTTAAACTACCTGCCCGTCAAAATTGGTTGCGGAGGAAGGACTTGAACCCTCAACCTTTCGGTTATGAGCCGTTTGCGCCACTCCGCGATAAAT